TATATGACCTTACCAGACATGTGGGAGAAGTTGAGGACTGTATCATCTTCGGTATTACGAGTCTTACGGGACGTGCTATCCTATTCCATGCGATTATGGAAAATGGCGCTGTCTTCTATCGTCTCCCGATTAGCGCCTTCATTCAGCGAGGTTTTAAACCGGAAGAAGTTCCTAAACGTAGACTTGATGAGTTGGAGTTGTGGAATAGTTTTAGTTATTATCCTGCTGTTACTACTTGGGATATTTTAAGCACAATCTCCGGCAAATATATAGGCAAAGATAAAAAATGGCATCACGGTAAATATTTATTTACTGTTGACTGGGGCCATCCAGATGCTAATATTTTAAATTCTGATCATTCAGAAATACCGCACGAGCATAAGTGCGCTCACGTAATTGCATTAAATGATGGTAATTACGCAGCACAACCTAACAATAGATGTATATGGGAGCTGCCTTCGTTTACAGTGAAGGACAACATACCTGATTGGAAGGTACAAACTTCAGAATGGAATGTTGAGGATACCGGAGCATGGAAAACAGAAGATACTGATAAGTTCTTCTATGAAATTGAGGAAAAAAAGAAATGAGGGCTGATTATGAACTACACATTTACAGCGGTGTTGATAATTTTGTTTTGTTTACTGGCTTTTTTTATAAGACCTCCATGGCAAGGGCCATTGAAAATTGATACAAAAGAATATATAATCCCGCCACCAAAACCAAAAATAAATGAGTAAGAAACCTTTAAATATATCTGAAGAAGCAGCTGTGCAAATGCCGATGAAGACGGTTGCCTCGTTGATAATCATCGTCGCTCTTGGCACCATGGGCTATTTTCAAATGGTAGAAAAACTTAATCAACACAGTACAAGATTAGAATTGATGGAGAAAGATCTAACAGAGAATACAGATTTTAGAATCAAATGGCCACGGGGTCAACTTGGTTCGCTTCCCGCAGATAGCGAGCAATTCATGATGATCGAGGATCTTTACAAGACCACTGATAAGTTGAATGCACATATTGAGTCAATGGCATTAAACAAAGTAAATATAGAATTTTTAAGAAAACAAATGGATAAAGTTTTAGAAGATATAGAAAAACTTAAAGACCAAAACAGAGAAATGCATTATAAAAACGGGAGTACATACCAATGATAGAAACAGTTTTTGCACTACTGATGTTTGTAAATGGAGAGATTAAAGAACACCTTATCCAAGACTCGATGGCCCAATGCCTTCGCGGGAAACGTGAAGCAGAGAGACAGTACAGTGAATCCATATCTTACAAATGCTACAAAGGTAAGGCTGAAACCGAAATATATCAGGGAAGAAAAAATATCAGAGCTTTAATCCTTGACTAAGAAAAAGAACCCAATAGCTAAGTATTTGAAAGATAGACGTTACCGTCAGATTGTGATAAAGAATAAGAAAGCTTATAACAGGAAGAAACATGAGAATTACAGCAGAGATAGTTAACGGTAAATGTCCAACTTGCACCGAGCTTACGATGTTAGTTGGTTTAACTCCTGAATTATATAGATGTATGAATTGTGGATCTGATTTACGACAACATATAAATGGTAAAATAACTTATTTACCTATTATGAATGCACCTACAGATGGTGCAACACCTTTTGTTAAGGAGTGGACTGAATAATGGCCAAAGCTAAAGGTTTATACGCAAAAGTAGCTCACGAACCTGTGTTTCACAAAACGTCGATTGGACGTAATCCTAGCCTATGCAAAATGAACAAATCTAAGCGACGAATGTTCAAAAAATACCGGGGTCAGGGCAGATAAAGGTTGACAATATCCTAAAAAATCCTACATTGTAGGTATGAAAGAAAAAAAACTAACTATAACAAGTAAAAACATAAGTCAAAAACAATGGTCTAATCTTATATTAGAACTTAATTTGATAAAAAAAGCTTGGGCTAAGTATGCAACGATAAACTTACATGCACCAGGTATAAAAAAAATAATTACACATGGAACACGAATCGGTTCAAAAGAAGATTGATCAAGCCGCAAACATGTGGAACAAAACTAAAGATCCAAAATACAAAGATCTTTGGTACAAATTAATAAAAGAGTTTGTAAAAAACCTATCCTAAAGAGGGAAAAACAAGGATAGGTTATTGTGGTGAGATAAATTTCCCATACCACAATCTTGCCATATTGTCAAATTGTGCTTTGCGGTGTGCAATAAAACTTAATATATGCACCATATTTATTTACATCGTTTCTACCAATTTCTTTCATTTTTTTAAGTGACTCTTCATAGCCAAATGTCAAGCAATCGTATTTAGTTTTAAATGTTTCCGGCCATTTATATGGAGGCATGCATTCTCCAGCAAGACTAGAACAAATTATTATACTTAATACAAATTTCATACTTGACAATTCTCCTCTATATCCTATATATTGCTCATAATTAAATGAAAGGAAGGTCTATGACCGATATAACTAAATATAGAAACGTTTCATTAACACATGAAACATACAAGACATTGATACAATTGTCGAAGGTATTATTACCTGATGCGACGTTGTCAATTAGTAAAACCATTGAATCAATTGCAAATGAGAAAGCGAAGAAATTAAATGGAAAAATTAAAAAAAGCTAAAGTTAAGATACATATTTGTCCAACGTGTAAGGGCAATGGCTATTTAAAAGTAGCAACAGAAGAGGGTGAAACAGTCCATCAATGTTGGGACTGTGACTCGGAAGGGGAATTCTATGAAATCGACGATATGGGTTGGATTGATGATGGTACTTCTGACAGCGTGCACTAGTAAGTTTGATGGATTTGATCCAACAACTACGACTGTAAGATGGATATTAAAAAATGATTTGAAAAGGACCTCCGTCCATACAATGCCTAGCGCTAGTCCCTGTACGGCAACCGAAGAAGCGGTAGAGTACCGTGGAGGTGTGGAGCCTTTGCCACCATGCAAGTACGTGCACGGAAAGCATGGGGGTTGATATGATTCCAGAAACAGATAGAGCCTACATCGCAGGTTTGTTTGATGGTGAAGGTTCAATACATTTTAAACGTGGACCAGAAAAGAAAAAGAAACACAAAGGTAAAGGACATCGTATCTCAAACAGTTTAAGATTGTCGATGGAAATAACCATGACCGATAGATCTGTGTTGTTGTGGGTCCACGAAGTTTTGGGTGTAGGTACATTGACCAAGAAACCAAGAAAAGGTAAAAGAGTCGATGGTACTCCCTATCTCATGCAATGGCGATGGCGATGTACTTTTAGAGACGCGTATTATGTGTGTTGTTTAATCTGGCCTTGGTCGCACACAAAATTAGAAAAGGTACAACAAGTCATTCAACACTATGCAGAACAAAAGTTAGATGTTGTTAAAATTATGAATGGTAAAGTAGTGAACTTAGATGAATATAGAAAAGCGATGAGCTTAGAGTAAAATGTTTGATAAGTACATTTATAATTTTTTAATGTTTGTAAATCATTGGTCAACTAAATTGACAAGTTGGTCATGGTGTATGTTATACTCAGATAGAAGGAGAGGATATGGAAACCGAAGAAGACAAAAAAATAGCCAAGATCCTAAAAAAAGTGAATCGAAATAAACCTCAATTTGGTTTAGGTCAAGTGCCTAGTTATGGTAAATCTAGATCAGGTAGAGAGTACGGAGGTTTTATAAAAGAATCTGTCTATAATAAGATGAAATATAAACCAACTAATAGAGGAAAAAATATAACTAAGAAAGGACCTTATGAAATCTAAAAAATTTAAATACGATGGAAGAAGTAGACCGACTACTGATTTATATAAAAAAAATTTTGAAATAATTTTTGGTAAAAAAATTGATAAAGATAAAGAAGAATTAGAGGGTTATTATATTACTGATAAGGGTATAAAAGTGTTAACCAAGAAAAAAAATACATGATTAAAAAAAATAATAAATACAAGTATATACAAGGAAAACAGCTCACGGACCCCGGATCAGGGACCAGGGTTTATGAAATAAATAATTATAGACTTCCTAGTGTTACTACGATATTAGGCGCTACCGCAAACAAACAATTTTTAAAAGACTGGATAGCTAAAAAAGGTGAAAAAGAAGCAGAACGAATCAAAAACCATTCTAGTAATAGGGGGACATGTATGCACAAATTCTTGGAGCATTATATCCTCGGAACTGGCTGCGTTGATCTTACAGCAATCGGACAAGAGGCGCGTCCCATGGCCGACAAAATTATTGAGGTTGGTCTTGCACCGGTGGAAGAATATTATGGCTCTGAAGTTACGTTACATTACCCGGGTTTGTACGCGGGCTCAACAGATTTGGTATGCCTGCACAATGGCAAAGAAACTATTGTTGACTTCAAACAAGCTAATCGTCCGAAAAAAGAAGAATGGATCGAAGACTATTACCTACAGATTGCAATGTACGCAATGGCCCACGACTACGTCTACGGAAGCAACATTGAACAAGGAGTTATCATGGTATGCACGCCTGACTTATATTATCAAGAATTCAAAACAGAAGGTGCAAGTTTACGAGAATGGAAACACAAGGCACTAAAAAGAATTAACATGTACAATGAAATGAGGTTTGATGAGAAAGAACAAGCGAAGGTGGAACTTAGGGCTGCAGACTTCACCAGGAATGAACAAGATTCTGAATAATCACGCTGACTGGCTAGATTATAACGTTTCTAAAGTAGCTGGAAACAAATGCAGAAAGGACGCGTTAGATTACGCACAACACAAGGACCCGAGACAAACGGGAGTAAGGAGGAAACATGAACGACAATCTATTTAGAACGATTCTAAAGAGGTATGAAGCTGAAATCGAAGATGCACACTATAAAATAAATGCAATATGTGAGCATAATCTGGTGATACCAGAACATGTCGATATTACAGGCGAAGTTGATAAACAGTTAGAACGTATTGCCGCTGCTGAAGATAAATTGGCAGCAATGAGGAAATATTATGGCGGAAAAGAGGCAAATAAGGCAATAATGTGATAAATACACTCCAGTGTATATGTATGGTAAAAAAAATAAAAAAAAATAAAAAAACTACTATAAAAAAAGTGTCTTTTCTGTCACTTTGCTCTAGAAGTGTTGATATATATGACTTTAGGGTAGACACTTTTTGCTAAAAAAAAGTGTCACCTGACAAAAAATAATGTCACCTTACAGTGTATTTCAGTTTGCCTATGCGCGCGCGATACAAAAAACTAGAAAAACTGATTTTTTTTAGATACATATACAAATATGAAATCCAAAAACAAATCCAGAAGAATCAACAGCTACACTAAACCAAAGACTGTTAAGCAACACATACCATTTCCATACAAACGTGTACGTATAGACTGGATTGATATCATCACTGAGGGCGGCTGGGGTTCTGAGACTGAATTTAAAAATATGAAATTGGCTACACCTGTAAGTGAAGGTTGGTTATTTAGTAAAGATGATGAGACTGTTAGAATTTTTGCTGGATACGATGTTGAAGCTGATGGCTCTATTCATTTTTCGGAACGTTCTGTTTTTCCGACTTCTTGTGTGAAGAAGATAACTCGGATTCATTAATTTCTATTGCTTTTACATCAACAACATCATCATTCAAAAGACTTGCGTAATCTTCTTCGATCTGTGCCATTTTCATTTCTAATTGTTCTTCTGTCATGTCTTCTAATTTACCATGTTTTATTATTTTTCTGTCTATGTATAATCCTCCTGCCTTTCCACGATTTGTTTCAGCGTTTACAGCAGCGGAAAAAGAATTCTTCTTCAAAGCTAAATCTTTGATTCTAGCTAATTCAGCTATGTGTCCTTCGTAGTTTACTCCAAATTTTAAATTTCTTTCTTGTTTTAATTCATCTAAATATTTAACGACTAATGGTGATTGTCTTGGATTAGTTAGCTCAGCTCCCTCTTGCCTACATCTTTTTTTGCTGTAGCCCGCTAGCTCGGCTGCTTCAGCTTTATTAACTGGTCCTTCGGGACCACCGAATACCAAATACTCGGCAAATCTTTTTTGCATTTCTGTTAATCTTTTAGGAACTCCCATGTTGACTTTTTAAGGTAACTATCCTATATTGTCAATACTATGAAAGACAAGCGTACATACACATATGAGAAAGAACATGGAGAAGATATGACACATGAAAATGAAGTTAGTTTTGATGT